AGAGAAAGAACTTAAAAGACTTCAAAGGAAACTTCAAAAACTCAGAGATGAATATAAGGGAAAAGAGAAGCCCAAAAAGTATTATAAAGTTCTAAGAGCCCTTCAGAAAGTCCATTTTCGTATCAAATGCCAGAGAGAAGACTTCCTTCATAAAGAGGCTAACAGACTTCTCCGGGACTTTGACATAATAATCCATGAAAATTTAAGCATTAAAAACATGTCCCGGAGACCGAAGCCGAAGCAGGATGAAGAAGGGAAATATCTTCCAAACAGAGCCGCTCAGAAAGCCGGACTTAATAAGTCTATCAATGATGTAGGCTGGTATAAATTCACTCAAATTCTGAAGTATAAAGCTCTCTCTATGGGGAAAACCGTAATAGCTATAGACCCTAAAAAAACAAGCCAGATATGTTCCGGCTGTGGAAATGTAGTAGAAAAATCTTTATCTGAAAGGACACATCTATGTCCTTTTTGTGGTCTCATATTACCAAGAGATTTTAATTCAGCTTTGTATATAAAAGGACTTGGCCTGAAAAAACTTACCAAAGCTAAATCAGCTATTCCCGGAGATTACGTTTCCGTTGCCAATACAGCACAGGACTTGGGCTGAAGTCCTTGAGTCGGACTGTCGTGAGATAGACCGGCTCTAAAAGCCTCCGCCACAATCCATTCGGGTTTAGCGGCAGGAACGGTCATCGAACATATCCAATTGCCCGTCTACGGGAACTTCTTTCTCCCCACTATGCAGTATTCTGTATATATGAACCTGACTGTAACCCGTCTCCAGCGCCAACCCCCTGGAGTTCGAGCCGTTAAAGTTCTTACAAATGTGATTCTTGACCATCTGAGTCATGCCGCCTTTAGGAATATAGAGATATGTGCCGGGAAAATTCTGGAGAAGCTTCACCGCAGTGCCTATCCCGCAGAGCTTAGCGATATCCTCCATATCCTTGTTCGGCATGTCCTTGATGGTAAGTTTTTGAAAAAAGGATTTGTTCACAAGAACCTCCTATTTCCAGAAAGGGTTCCATTTTAATTCTCTGTATTTCAAATCCCTGAATCGCCCGTACCCTTCCTGAAGTTTTCTTATTTGCTCCGGGCTTTTCGGCTTACCCCTCTGAGCTTCGCTCAGTTTTTGTTTTGTCTCCTCGCTCAATCCTTTTCCTTTCAGCGCAAGACTTATTTTATTATTCCACTCTTCCGTGTGCACTGTGCCCGTAATAGTTTTACTTATTTTTCTTATCGTCTCCTCGCTTCTCGGAACTCCCGTTTTAGTCTTACTGATTTTCTCTCGAACTTCCTTTGAACGCTTTACCCCTAACTTCTTTTCACCGAGTTCTTCTACATGTTTCTGCTTTACCCAGTTGTAACCATGTTCCGGATCGAGAGCGTTAAAGTGTTCGACATAAACCTTCTTCTTTTCCGGAAGTTCCTCCGGAGGACAATACTCCAGAACCCTGAATTCAAACTCCTCTTCGTTGAAAAGCCTGAAGTCTTCCTGCAGGGCTCTGTTTGTAAATTGATTTCTGCGAAGCCTCATAAAGCATCTCCTGCGAGCCTCACATAATCCCACTGATTTTCCTATAAAAACTTTCCCGTTCGGGATATTTCGTATGCAGAAAATTCCGCTTTTCCGGTCTACCACTCGTTTATACCTCCATTTAAGCTGCTTTTTTTTCTTTTGCTTTATTCTGTTTTTTCATTGCGCTTAGCGCCGCTATAATTTTCTTTACCTGATCTCTCTCTAAAAATCTTACATCCGAGACTTTTACTATTTTCAGGAGTAGTTTTCTGAGCGCCTTATCCCTTTCTTTCTCATCTGCCCGGCATACGTCTTTCCACATGCCCTTTATCATCCTGATCTGCGCAGAGGTTGCCATATAGGGCCTTCCGTCCAGATGAGTATAGTCCCATTTATGCTTCTTCCATACCCCGGCTTTTACCGCTTCGTTCTCCAGCTTCTCTATGTAGAGAGCGGCCTGGGCACGGGAGAGCTCCTTTGAAGTTTCAACACCGAAATGACCATACAAATTATCTCTGTATTCCTCATCCTTTATCTTCAGCTTGCTTTTCAGGGTGTGAATCTTTTTTATCTGACTTTTCGTTATGGAATAAATTAAGCTCTTCCGCATACTCTTCCCCTCCCGGCGTAACCCTTACGAGTTCCCTTAGCAGACATGTTCTTTCTGTTCGGTAATACACAAGGTCTACCGTCAGTTCTGAAATTTGTTTTTCCAGACTCTCTATTTCCATTGTGTTTTTCACTAAATTTGCCGTTATCTGATTGATTTTCTCCCGTTCCGTCATTTGATTTTTCCTTTCTGTTTTTAAATGAATTGATTAAATCTTCTCTCAATTGCGGACAGTCTCTGATTATGCTTAATATACAGGCGTTCATTTGAAACCTCCTAAAAAAGCCGGTCCGAAGACCGGCAATCTATTCATTCCCCTTAAACTACACAGTAATTAAGGCTCTTGCCTTTTTTACAACTTCAGCAGTTATACCGCTATTATTTACAGAGGCAATTCTTGCGGATCTCAATACAAGCTTTGACAGAACTCTGGCATTGCCGCTGCTTTCTTCATGGAAAACTTCCCATATATTGTCATTGAGTTCCGGGAGCCAGGTTCTTATTATTGCCCTTGTATCATTTTGATTGAGAGCAGTAGCCGAATAGGCCGCGCCTGCGCGGGAATAAAGCTGGGCAAATTCTCCCCTGCGTCCGCGTATATTATGAATAAGGCCGGGCAGTCCTACCAGAAGAAGACCTATTTTTGCATGGTCATGTATCCTTCTCACCAGGTTGATTACGGAAGAGGGAAGATTTTCGGCCTCATCTACAATAATAAGATTGCCTGTTCCAGTAAGCTCTTTTATGATTTCGTCCATTCTCTGGTCGATGTGACCGCCGGTATTCAGCCCGATTGCCCAGTGTATCTTCCGGACTATTACCCTTTCGGTCCAGCCAGGATCTGCCTCAACTAAAATTGTGCCGGGATTGCGCCTGGTGTATTCCCGCGCTGCCCAGGTTTTTCCCAGGCCGGCACGGCCGTAAACAACGCCGAATTCCCCATCGAGATGGCAGAGTCTGGCTATCTCAAAAATTTTCTTTGCCGTGGCTGTAGCCACAAAAGACAGATCGATATTTCTGTAGCTCCCCTTCTCCCTCTCTCTTTGAAGATAACCTTTGACGGCATTGTTTATGTTTGATATACTACCTTTGTATTTGCCACTCACCCAGAGTGATAATGAACCTTCGGAAATACCGATGGCTCTTGCTATTGTCGCCTGGGTGAGTCCTTTTTGTTCTATGTGCCGCTGAAGGGCCAGCCGCAATTCTTCAGCGCTATATCCCTCCAGTTCCAGCCTTATGGCTTCAGCCAGATCCGCTTCCGGACCTTCGCCCGTTACGGGCTCTTCAGCTATTTCCGGCTCTTTGATTGTCATTAGATCGCCGACTGTTTCCGGTTCTGTGGTTTTGTTTTTGATTACTTTCCCGAGTCTTTTCATACTTCCGCTCCTTTCTTTCTATAATTATATTCTTACAATGTTTAAAATATCGCCCTGCATAAAAGCCAGGTGCAGGGCGATTTCGTCATTAATTTTTTCATAAATGTCATAAGCTTCGCACAGCTGCTCTATATTTTTTTGAGTTTCTTTCATTACTTCCCAGGCTGCCCTCGCCCTGGCTCCTTTGTCCATGCAGGTTGTATATGGATTTTTCGGTTTAAGTTCATACATCCGCTCAGGATTGACGTTTTCCGGTATCCAGACCTCGCAGAAAATCTGTCCGTTATCGTAAATTTCAACCGCTTTTTCGGAGAGAAATCCAATCCATTTTTGAAGCTCTTCTCCACGGACAAACAGACATTCAAGGTTGAATTTCGTTTTGACATCAACTTTGAATTGCGATCTAACCTCTGTCATACTTCCGCCTCCTCCTTTCCCACTTTTTCCTTTTGCGCTTCAAGCCGCTCCTCACGCCACTCATCGTAAGGCCGAGACTTCATCCTTCCCTCATCCGGAAGGTAGACTAAATTCAGATGAAGATTGCAGCCGGGGCAGTTACCGGAACCCAGGTCAAACAGGCCCATCATATGAAAAATCGATGGATAGGCCCAGGATTTTCTTCCGCAGGACGGACATTCAACTTCATATGTTTTGTTTTCTTCAGGCGCTATCATAATTCCGCCTCCTTACTGTGGTAATTTGCCTGCGACTATTAAATCGTCAATTGATATTCTTCCGAATTCTGCTATCTTCACAATAGCGTCTATTCTCGGCTCTTCCTTCATATTTATCCAGGCGGAAATCCTCGTTGGCTTGCATCCAATTTTTGCAGCTAATTGCCTCTGAGATAAAGAATGTTTTTCGCATAGCGCTTTCAAAAAGCTTGATATTTTGAACTTATAGTCTTTTCTGCGATAGTCCGCAAGCCGCAAGTCATCTTTGTCCGGAAGATAAGTAACGATTACACATGCTCTACAGGACGGGCAGCGGAACCACCATTCGGTAATGTCGTAATAGGGAGAATCGGCCAGCGAAACGTTACATTTTGCTCCGCAGGTAGGACACTCCGCATCGTATTTTTTTCCTTTAATTTCTATCATACTCCGCCTCCTTACATCCTGACTTCATACAGGCAATGTTCCCAGATCCGCTCCGGGTTGAAGTTATCCCAGTCAACAAGGTTTCTGTTATATAACACCTTTACGTCTTTGCTCAGGAAAGGAATCCACTTCTGAAGCTCTCGGCCCATCACGTGAATTACTCCGTAATTTTCATTATTTACTTGACCTCTTAATCTTACTTTCGTTCCTATCATACTTCCGCGTTCTCCTTTCTTTTTTTTCGGCCTATTCGCCTATTGCCCGACCGAACATTCTTTCCCATTCTTCATCACTCAATACATCGCTCCAGAAAGTCTTGACATCATCGGCTTTCTTTTTCTTTTCCTCTTTCGGGAACAGTATTGAGAAGTCTTTTTCTTCCTCCTTTCTCTGCTTTTTCGCCTGCCTTGCCACTTTGTCCATAGATGTAACAATGAGGCTAACTATATTATCTTTTTCTTCATTTTCAATTTCTTTATAGCCTCTGGCTTCGTTTATGGCATTCACGCCGGCTTTCATATATACAATCTTATCCTCGTAGGGAATTTCATTTTTAGCCTCAAAGCAGGCTTTCTCAAGCTTTTTTGCCCTCTTCTTTCGGGCCATTGCTTCTTTTAATTGTTTTCTTTCGACATCCGTTCTCACCAGGGCGGGGACTCTTTCGGCTATATATGCAATGCCGAGAAATTCATCGTCTTTAGCCTTGAAAACATAAGCTTCCTGATATGAATTTATATCTCTTCTGAGGTAAACTTTTTCTCCTCTGCATCCTGCCATCCAGTCCGCCCAGTAATGACAATCAAGTTCAGTGTCTTTAACTCCGTTTTTGCCGATACTTTTCTCCCTGGATGTTCTCATGCAGAATAATTTGAGGCTTTCGGGTGAGGCTTTTCGGGGGTCAATCCGTTCTTTTGCCCAGAGTTCATCCGGCGACATGCCTTTCAGCGCCTTTCCGGAAGAAGGCATTTTATTGAGAACATTTATAATAAAGTCATCAAATAATTTCGTATATTCATTCCAACAAAGAGGAGTTCCGTCTTTGATTTCTCCTGCGAGTTTCTCCGGACGTTCTTCCACATGACCACCGCGATACCCAATCATATGCTTACTGAACCATTCTTTGATTTTGAGGAAATTTCTTTCGATGTTTTTTGTCTGAGCATTATAAGGTATGGCAAAATGAGCGGTTATTCCCATCTCTCGTATTGCCGGTTTCATTTTCCCTTCATCTACTTTAACTTTTCTCCATTCCCGCCCGCCCGCGAAGTCTTTACACCGGTAATCTTTTCCGTTATCGAGGTATACATCGGTAGGAATACCGTGATCTCTGCAGGTGTAGTAAAAGGATTGAAAAATATGATCCGAATTCGGGGGTTCGGGATGGAGGAGCCAGCCTAAAAACTTCTGTGAGGTAAAATCTATCCAGGCAGTGAGCCAGGGGAAGCAGGTTTTCCCGGAAGGCAGATTCACGGCCACATCGATTTGAGCATGATCTGATACGTAACATTCGCCGGGTTTAACATTACTGTAATCCCGTTCAATATAATCGCCATGTTTTCTGTTCCATTTTTCTTCTCCGTAGCGCTTCATATAAATCATACTCGCCGAGTATCTTTTCCTTAACTGACGGTCAAAAGACTGAGGACAGGGGAAGTCTTCCACGGATAAATCTGGATTTGAAAGCCTTGCAAAGCCAAGAACCTTGAGCCAGCAGGAGTATACTGAGGGCCTACCCTGGTTGAGATAGAGGTCGGAGTATTTATCCATCCATTCTTTTTTTACTCTGCTTCTGCCGGAACTCTTCCCGTATCTCGGAATCAGAGCAGTGGTGCCGTATTCTTCATAGGCTTTTTTCTTCTGATACAGAGTGGATAGCTTTACTGCCATATCCGGATATTTCAGATTCCAGGCGGCAAGTCTTATTTCCAGTTCTTTTCCGACTGCCTCACCTATGAAATCAAAGAGGTCTTTATACTTATCCACCACTTTCCGCTCCCAGTTCTTCAGTCGGGAGTAGATTTCCGCGTTCAATTCTACTTCTTCTACAGGAAGGGGCTCTGCCGGGAGGATATTGAGATGCTCTTTCCAGTATTTTATTTGAGCGTATTCAGGGAGGCGAGAGAGGAGGAAGAGGTATTGTTTACCTCCGTTTCCGTAGGTTTCTTTAGTGGTATATTTTCCGTTTCGACGGTTTTTATGAAGGTTCTGTTTTGCTATCCCCAGGAGGGTTACAGCTTCCTGAGTAGTCAGCCAGACTTCTTGATTGGAAAAACCATTACTGGT